TTACAAGAGAAATGTTAACCCAAGTTGATATAAGAGTTTATTGGGATTCCGTAAAGCGTGGTTTGCGGGAAATAAAAAAAGAAGCAAACCCAGATTGGCGACCAGAGGACATATATACTGCTATAGTAAACGGAGTAGCAGAGCTTTATATAGATATAGAGCAAGAGCCGTGTGAGAGCTTTATTGTTTTACAAGAAAAGCCAGCAATGTTCAGTCCAACAAAGTCGTTACTTATTTGGGTGGCATATGATAAAAGAGGAGATGCTAACGATATGTACATGGAATACATAGAAGAAATGGCTAGAAAAAGAGGATGTGACAGAGTTGAACTCTGGACTCCATGGAGAGGTCTAGCTCAAGCATTATCTCACAAGGATTATAAAACGAAATTATACATAGTGGAAAAGGAGTTATAATGAGTGGAGGCGGTGGATCAACAACAATAGAAGATACAAAATCACAGAAGGCTTTAGCCTCTATTGCTGCACAAAGATTTAATCTTTATCAACAATACTATGTTCCTTTAGAGAATCAATTTATGGCAGATGTTGCGGGAATGATAGACCCAACAGCGTTTGAAAGTGTTGAGGGTTTTGTAAACTCTATACAGCAGCCAGAATTTCAGGCTGCAAGAAGGGGTATGCAACAAAAAGCTTTTGCCATGGGTGCAGATCCGACAAGTGGTCAGTATCAAGCAGCAGCAGCACAAGCTCAACAAGCACAAGCCAAGGGAATGGGGTTAGGTACAGCTGAAGGTCTTTCGGGGCAGGTAGATAGATATTATCAAGGAATGCAAAATATTGTAGCAATGGGTCAAGGACAAGCAGGACAAGCCATAGCTGGTTTAGGTGATGTGGGAAATATAGCCCAGCAAAGAGCAGCAGCTGAAGCAAAAACATCATTTACAAATTACTTAGGAAGACAACAAATGATTGGATCTGCGGCTGGTATGGGAATTGGTTTAGGAATGATGGGTAGCTCAAGTAAAAAGGTGGTGTAAAGTAATAATGGCATTTTACAATTTAACAGACGAGAGAAAAGATGATCCATATAATCCTAATGACGGTAGCCTTTATGTAAATCCATATAGAACGGGCGATCAATCCGCACAGGACATGATGGCAGATCTTTATGAGTCAGAGTTTCAAGATTATTTAAATAGATTCTTTCCTGTAGAGCAAGACCTGATAGCTCAGATGACAACAGGTTTTGAACAATTACAACAAGAAGAAATAGGTAGAGCACAATCAGCGGTTGCAAGACAATATGCCAATACCAGAGGTCAGGAAACAAGAAGAAGAGCTGGCTTTGGGTTGACTAGAGGACTAACGCCAGAAGCAGATTATCAAAGATCGGAAACATCTTCGTTGGTTGCGGCAAGAAACTTTGCAAGAATGAGATCAGAAGAAAGAAGAATGCAGATAATGTCTGGCGGAGGTCTTGGTGGCATGAGTCAGAAAGCGGTTGCCCAACAAGGAGGATTAGATGGCTAAAGGATTATTAGGCGTAGGTAGAGTACAAAAAGAACAAGCCATGAAAGGTATGCTTTCATCGGCTAGAATTGAAGCACAGCAAGATATAGCAAGGCAAGGATTAAAACAGCAAAAAAAATTGGCACAGTCACAAACAGCAGGAACTCTTGCTGGTGCTGGTGCAGTCGTTGGCTACGGGGCTCTTGGTGTTTCAGAAGGTATAAAAGTTGGCGGATCCGTTGGTGGTCCCGCAGGTGCAGCAGTAGGTGCAGCAATAGGATTTTTAGTTAGTAAATTATTTGGATAAATTATGGCAGGATTCGCAGACGGTTTTAATTCAGGATTAAATATGATGCTCTCAGCAAGGCGTTTGTCCTTGTATGAAGAAGAGGCAGAGGCAAAAAGAAAAGAAGCAGGGGAGGCAGATATGCCTATTACTGATATCGACCCAATTCTTGGTGAATCATTTCAGCCAGGTACAACCATGGGTCAAGCAAAAGATATTACCTCATTAAGAACATCAGATGCACAAATTACTGCATCCAAAGCGACAACAGAACTCACTAAAAAAAGAGGTAAGCTCATTGATGTGCAATTAGATCCAGAAAGACTTGCCAGGCAGGACTTAATAGAAAAATTAAATATAGAGGGTCTTGGTATTCAAAATGATATGAATAAGCTTAATTACGAAAACGCTAGATCATATAAGAACGCAAAGCTTGGTGCAAATGTTTTTGAAAGCATGAGAGCAGTAGCTGCCCAACGAGATAAGGTTAGGGGTACAGCATCTTATGACGCAGCAATAATAGATATTGCTGGTCAAACTGTGGATGGATACGAGAATGGCGATTTAGACATGTTAAGAGTTATATCACCTGCATTTGTTAAAGCCTCAGAAACTTTAGCACCAATTATAAACCAAGGAATAAAAAATCCAGAAGCCTTTGAAAATTTAAACCTTGGAGATTACGGCGATTCGCTAAATGATTTGTTTTCCATGAAATCACAAAAGTATATTGGAAAAAAATATATTGGGAATGATGGTACTGAGGGAGAAATTACAAAAGTAACACTTGATTTTAACTCTTTTAACATTGATCCAGAAAGCATTAGGGGAGGAGGAACTGCTGTATTGCAGGGAGAATTCACATATAAAGATTCGAGCGGAAATGAATATAAAAAAACATCTTTTATACCAGATGCTGGCAAGGCTGTAATAAGAGAAACGCAAGACAGCACTGATGCTAGGTCTGTATCTTTAAATGACATGATTGATTACGCATCTAGTTCTATTTATATAGTAAGTGAAGCCATTTCAAACAATAATCCAAATGTATTTAGAGTTTCAAGAGATGCAGAAGAAATAAGGGTGGCTATGACGGAAAGAAATCCGACAGACGCACAAAGAATAAAATCCGATGCAGTGAATGAATTTAACGCAAATTCAGTGCTTGTAAATGAAAAATGGGTTACATCAAATTTAAACTCAGCCTCCGCAAAAATTGGATCGAATGATCCCGTTGCAGAAGATAGAGGAATTAGATCTATAATCGCTGCTGGTTTAGATATTATGGCAGATGTGTCATTAGTTTCAGGAAAAGAAGCTGTTGATCTTGGTTTTGAAGGGGATGGTCCTTTTTATAGATTTAACAGAAATGATGATGGTTCGCTGGTAAAGACACCACAACAAGCAGCCATTGACTCCCTTCCAAGTATTAATGATATAGAAACAAGGCGTAAAAAGGGCACAGCTTTTGAAGAAAGAGAAATTAAAATAGGAGCCAGTGCATCTTTAACATTTAAAGGTGTGAGCATAGGCAGAAATGAAGCTAGAGGAGACTACCTGCCAAGGCTACAAGATCAATATCCAGAAGAAAACATTAATGATTTGGTTGAAAATATAAATGCAAGATATAAAACAAGATATCCAAACAACCCGCCTTTAAGCGATTATGCATTATTAGAATTATTAAATAAAGTATTGAGGTAGCGTCATGGAAGATCCAAGACTTGATCCATTCTCGCTTATTCCAGAAGAAGACAAGGACGATTTAGTAAAAGATGTTCTTAATCTAGACCCGCAAACAAGCTTACCAGAAGATAATCAAAAAGATGAATCAACCTTTATTGACACATTTTTAGATCTACCAGGAGCTGGGTTTGGTCCTTTTTCAATAAGGCAAACAATGCGGGGTCCAACCTCTCTTGGAAAGTCATTCGCGGCATCCGCTAGAAAGGCACCATCTGGAGCAAAACTTTTTGCTAATAATCTAAATTATCAACTCCAAGAAACAAAAATTAGAAAAGAAATGGGTAAAACCCCAGATCGCTCCTCTTTTGGAATTGGGTTTGGAGAAGGGGCTGCATCAAGACTTGGAATGTCTCAAGAAAAAAACTTAATAGAAGCAGCCAGAAAAGAAAAAGAAGAGTCATTTAACGAATTACCGCCTGTTGAAAAACAAAAAATTATAGATGGGTATGTAGAATTTTTAGAAACAAACACCGATCAATACAATCAATTGACCGAAAGAATGTCTGATATAGACAAGTCTATGGGATTAAAGAAAACAGAAAAGGCTTTGTCTGCTGGTTTTGATAGTTTGTTTATGATGACACCAGGTATTTTAGCTACTTTGGGAACAAAAAACCCTTCATTTATGTATGGGATGATACCAGTGTTTGGTGCTTACGAGTCTTCAGCTTCATATAGACAGGCTCGCATGAGTGGTCTAGATCATGGTGCTGCAATGAGAAACTCTACACTTAATGCCCTGTCTGAAATGGGAACTGAGTTGGTTCCACTACCATTTGTTTCAAAAACAATGAAAAAATATTGGAAGACAAACGGGAGCACTGTCCAAACTTTTATTCGTGATGGTTTTACAACAGCCTCTTTAGAATTAATTGGCGAAAATGTTAATACAATATTTCAAGAAACAAACAATGCACTTAGCGGGGTGAATACTGACTTAGCTTTTGCATATGCAAACAAAGACAACCCAGCTTATGACGGTCCTTCTTGGATTGATGTTATGCTTGATAATGCTTACATGACATCTATAGCTACTATTGTTGGTGCTGGTGGAATGGTTAGCATGCAGGGTTCAGCAGCCTTTGCACCAGACATTAAGAAAGCATTAAATTCTTTAGACCCAAATCTTGCAAGAAGAATAGCAAGAGAATTAGACATTAATGCAAAACAAGTAAATGCAAATTACAAAGCAATTGATGATACATATAAGTGGCTTGATGTTGGCAAAAGATTTGATCCAGGTAAATCAATTCTTAGAAAAGAAGGTGGATCATCTACTCCTCTAGAGGATAGAACAGCTGAAGAATTTATTGCACCATCAAGAGAATACTATAATTTTGTGATGCCAGAAATGTTGGCTGATGAATTTCTTGCTGGACAAATTATTAAAAATAATCCTTACAACGAAGAGCTAACACAAGAAGAAATAGATTTAGCTGTAGACTTACAAGCAGAAATTGGTGAGCTTGAGGGTCTTGATTTAAAAACAATTTTAACAGAAGGTAAAAAGGTTTTAAATATTATGGGTTTAACAGAGGCTTTGGACCCGCAAACATTTGATGCCGAGATACAAAAAAGAATTAACGAATATGGTTTACAAATAGAACAAGCTACAGATGAAACAAAGCTACAGCAGTTAAGAGATGATCAAAAAACCTTGAAAGACTTTTTAGTTAAAAAACAAATGCCGCAAAAACCACTGGCACAAAAAACCTTTAAGCCAGAATTTGGCGAAGATATTGGTCTAGAAGGTAACGAGGCAAAAAGAAAAGCAGACATAGGTGCAAATAAAGCATTTATTGACAAGAGACTGCAAGAGCCATCGTCAGCAACATCTATTAATAATGTAAAACAAGATATTGTTATACCAAGAAAATTTAATAAAGCTAACTTAGCAACATTTGAAGATATTGATAATTTTGGCATAAATTTGCAAGACAAAGAATATAAAGATACTGTAGAAAATTATGGAAGAACTTATTCAGGTGCCGCAGAGCTTCCATCTATTAGAGATTTTAATGATACAGAAATCAACGCTGTTTCAGAGGTTGTAAACAATTTAATTGAAATGGGCTTGCCAAAGCAAGTGTTTGAAGGAATACCATTTATAGGTATTCATAGCAACATGCAAGAATTTGAGATGCAAGAAAACACATCCTATGGACAATACTTTCCTGGTGCGTCAGATAAATATATAACATTAGCAGCATCACAAATTCCACAACAATTTGTAACACAAGAGAGTGCTGCTGATTTTTCTAATATAAATCAAAATGACTTTAATCTTGGTTCTTTAGCTGAACTGCAATCAACTTTGGCTCATGAGATTGGTCATCATATAGATTTTGGTTTTGTACAATTCAAGCAACAGTCAGCACAACAAGAACCTTTATCAGCATCATCGCCATTGTTTGAACCTATTGATTTTTCGTTTGAATTTTTAAATATTCTTAGAAAAAACAACAAGCAGTCAATGTCCGAAATAACCGTTGAGGAAATTAGAGATTATAAATTTGAAACTGGCGGTCCAGTGATGCAGGAAATGTTTAATCTTTATATAAAAAACAGAAACTCAAATAGCCCATATTCTGGTCAGTTATTTAGTTACCCATTTGACAGATACTTAATAGATACATATAAAAACTTTCCAACCCTTGATAAAAGTGCATTAGTAAATAAACAGGATCGCACAGACTTGTCAACTGAAGTATTCGCACAAATGATAGGAATCAATTATACTAACCCTAAGCTATTGGATAATTATCCAAGTAGCAAGAAGCTTTTACAGGATATAAATAATGTCTTTATTAATTACAAACTTTCACAAACTGGTATCGGATTACGAGACGCGTTTCAATCACCTCGTTCCGATGCAGATTCTAAAGTATACACCAAGAGACTTACTAGAGAGCAAGCTCAAGAACAGTTTGGATACGAATCAACCAGTGAAAGAATGGGTGAACCTCCAGTCAAACGAGACAGGGACGACATTCGACCTTCAATACAAGAATCAAACTATGTAGCAATAGGCGAACTTAAGCCTGATAAAAACAATCTTTATGCTGGTGCACCAAGAACAGCACCAGGACAATTTAAAAATACTCAAAAAGACTTTGACAGCCTTGTAAATGATCTTGTCAAAATGGCAGAACAAAAAGATATATCACTTCTTGACGAGAGCAGACACTGGTATAGAAATATAAATCAAGAAATAGACTCTTTGGTTGCTGGTGACCCAGTTCTTAAAGAAAATGTTTTAAGAATGTTAACGATCTATTCCTCGCAAACACCTGTAGAAACCAATCTAGCTTATACATTAAGATCTTTAGTATCTTTAGCTAAGGGCGGAGATCCGCTGCCAGGATTCCAACCGCTTGCTGGTGAATATGCAAAGAAAGCAATGGAAGCTCAGGATTTTGGTCAAAAACTAAACGGCGTAGGGTTTAAGTTACAAAGTTTTTATGAGAACTTAACTGCAAAAAATCCCAATGCTGTGACTATGGATACCTGGATGTTTAAAATGCTTGGGTTTAAAAAAGGTCAGGGAGCTATAGCAAACCACAGATACGGAACAGCGGTAATACAAAAAGCTACTGAAGCATATAATCAAAAAAATAATGACAACCTTACTCCAATGGAGATGCAGGCAGTTCTCTGGACATGGGTTAGAAATAAAGAAATGGTAAGCCAGGGTAAAACGCCTGAGTATATTGGTTATGAGACTTATTTAGATAAAGCCTCTGCTATTGTTACTGGTGAAGTAATACCAACAGAAAAACTATCAGAGTTTGCTTTTGCAGAAAAATTAAATGCAAGACAAAAAACAAAGCTAACTAGAGAACTTCTAGAGGTAATAACAACATCTGAGGGAAAAAATAAAATCTTAGATGCCTTGCCTGGAACGGGTTTGTATAAATTTTCACATAGCTTTGGTGCCTATGATGGCAAAGTAAATCCAAACATATTAACAAGTTTAATTTTAGAAAAAGTTCAGGGGCAACAACAATTTAGCGAACTGGATCTTTCTTATGCTGATGACTTTTTAAGAGCCTGGGGTTATGTATTTAGACAAGAAGCCATGCCATATTTTGTTTCTAATGAAAATATATCAGACGCTGATGCTTTTGATGTTAACAATGAGTCAGTTAATGTTGGGTCATACATCAAATTTATAGACACAAACGTCAACGCACCCTTTGAAATTTCTGGAATATTAAGAAAACAACTACAAACAGCTTTTGAAAAAGTCGGTATTGATGGATTTACACAAATGGATCAAGACTCAATATCTGCTATAAACTTTAAATTTGATGGAAATTCTATAGAAAGTTTTAATGAAAAAGTAGAGCAAGCATTAAACTCTGTTGGGGTTGAGGGTGTTGGGTTTGCTGTTGAACACAATATAAAATATAATACACAGTACCTAACTAACAATTGGAACGAGGATACAGATGGAGAAGGTTACATACAAGGAAGACTTGAGGAAGGAAGCATACTCAAAAGGCTTGATGGTATCAGGTCAGAAGTTGACAATGTCCTCTACAAGTACAGAAACGAAGTCCAGTCAGAAGGACCAGACGCAAGCTTCCCAAGCACAGGATCAGAACCAGGAGCAGTAGGAAAACCTCTTGCAAAGAAAATAGTCTTACCTAAAGATCAATTAGACAAAATTGATGAGGCTATAAATAACACACCACCAACTACACCGCCAGCCCCACCAGGTGGCGTAGACCCAAATGGAAATTTTACACCTCAAGAAGTTGGCATATGGGCTAATTTTGTAGAAGAGATGAATATAAAAGTTGCCAATAAATTTGGAAGGCTTTGGACAATAGAAGAAGATATCATCAAACAGTTTGGTGTTAACGGAATTATTAATAGACTAGTAGAGGTTGGTATAGATCCTAATAGCAGAGACTGGAGAGTTACAACACAGACAGATATTTTTTCAGGTCGTGCGAAAGACAAGCTTAGAGATATAAGAGAAGATTTTTATATACCGATGTTAGAGTTCTTAACAGAAAAAAATATTTCTGAAGAGGAGTTTAATCATTTTATTTACAACTTACATGCACCAGAAAGAAACAAGTACCTACCAACCCTTTTTGAAGAAAAACTTTTAGAAGCACAAATAGAATTAAAAGAAATTGAATCAAGTGAAACTTCTAGCAAACAAGATTTAGCAAATGCCAGAAGAAAACTTACTATCATTCAAAAGAAAATGACTAAGGCTGAAAGAGGATCAGGTATTTATACAGAGGATGCAATTGCAACTCTTAAAAAATATGGTGTTATTTTTGATATGAAAAAAATGAAAGCCAGAGGCTCATTAACAAAGGGTAAAAATTTATTGAAAGCGTATGAAGATTATCTAAAACCAATGATTGATAATACCAGAAGAACATATATAGACTCTGGTCTTATTCCAGAACAAACTGTATTAGATTGGGATGCAAGATATAATTATTATGTACCATTAGTTGGCTTTGCAGAAGACACATTAATTGATCCTGATACGGGTAGAGAAATAGAAAGACCAAAATCTACGAATCAACGCATAAATACACAAATGACAGTATCAGGATCTTTGGTTAAAAAAGCTACTGGTAGAGAATCAGAAGCAAGCTCCCCTTTACAGCAGTCTGTAATACAAGCTACCGCCGCCTCAATAGAAGCAGAAAAAAATAGAGTAACAAAATCATTAGCAGACTTAGCCAGGGCTTTTCCTAGTGATCTTTGGGAAGTTTCTGAAGATGTGGGACAGGTTAAAAAGGTTGATGCTAGTTGGGATCCCGTAAAAGGCAAATCAAGGGTAGGTTTTAAAGAAGACGGTCTACAAAAATATGTTGAAATATATGACAGTAGGCTGGCTCAAGGTTTTGATAACTTTGACTCTACCGTAACTAGTGCAGGAATGAAAGCCATGAGGGCTGCAACAAGATATTTGTCAATGGTAAATACGTCTCTAGATCCAACATTCATGATTAACAACTTTATGAGAGATGTTCAGACTGGGTACTTCAATTTAATGGCTGAAGAACAAATTGAGGGCGGAAGAGCTCAAGCATTAGAGATATCTAAAAAATACTATACAACTAAAAATATACTTACAAACGCAATTAATTTAGTAAAATTTGAGAAATCAAGATCGCTTAATAAAGAAGATATAAAAATGGAGCTAGATTCTATAGCCATGGAAGGTGTTGACATTACTCCAGAGGTTATTAAACAGGTTGAGGAAAAATACAAACTAAATCCAAGTCAGGCTAGAAAGCAAATATTAGCAAGAAAATTTAAAAAGTTTGGTGGCGAAACTGGGTACATTGAACAAAGGACAATGGATCAATTAACACAAGAGTTTCAAGATCTACAAGACATGTATGCTGGAAAATTTAAAGGAACAGCAAAACAGGGCGTAAAAAATGTATTAGGTGTTATTGAGCGTATGAATGTTGGTATTGAAAACGCTGCTAGGTTTACTGCCTTTGAGGGTTATGTTGAGTCTATGGGAGGGGTTGAAAATGCAACACCAGCAATTTATGAAAAAGCTGCTGCACTTTCTAAAAACTTAACAATAAATTTTAATAGAATGGGAACAATGGGACCAAATATAAATGCTCTTTATATGTTCTTTAACGCTAGTATACAGGGTTCAGTAAACTTGTTTAGAGGGCTTACCCCAAACAACTTCTCATCTAGAAAAGCAAAAGCAGCAGGAGCCCTTGCAATGACGGGTGCTGTTAGTGCTTTATATAATATTTTATTTAGCGAAGAAGATGAAGATGGCAGGCTTTACTACGAAAAAATACCAGACTGGGAGAAGCAAACCAAATATATTATTATGTTTCCAGAAGCTCAGTTTGTAGATGGAGAGCTTAAAATTGAAAAATGGGGTAGCGGCTCTAGATATAAAGTAGTAGGAAAAAATGGTAGAGAATATCCAATAGGTCTTGGCATTCCAATGCCATATGGATATGCTATTTTTGCTAACACTGGAAGGGTTACAGTAGAAATGGCAATGGGTAAGCTGTTAGATAATTATGACAAATCAGTCGCTAAGGCTGGTATAGATCTTGGAGAATCTTTCTTGCACAATTTTTCACCCTTATCAGTAGCATTGCCAGACAAAAAAACTGACAAGCCTTTAATAGCCGAGTTATCTCCGACAATTTCTCCATCAGCAATTAGACCTATTGCAGAGCTTATGGTAAACAGAAACTTTTTCGGTAGTAAAATTTATTATGAGCCAATGTTTAACAGCACTGATCCAAAGTCGTATAGGGAAAGTAAAAAAGTTTTAGACTTTATTGAAGGAACTGCACAGGCTGTTAATAATGCCACTGGAGGTAATGAGTTTTATTCTGGAACTCAAGACTGGGATCCAGCTGTAATACAACATCTTTTAGATGCAGCAGGCGGTGGTGTATTTAGAACGGGTAGAAGGGGATATAACCTATTATTTAGTTATGATAGACCAACGAAAAGGCAAACTCTTGTACAAAGAAGGTTTATTGCTGGCGTGGATGATGGGGCTGATTATGAGTTTTTTCAAGAAAATACATCTAAAGTAGAAAGAATAGAAAATGCATATAGAAAACTTTCTGAATCCCCAGATCCATCAGAAGATCCAGAACAGTTCTTAGAAAGACTTGGTTATGACAACAGCAATATTGGTTCTATAAGAGAAGTAGGAAACTTTCTTAATAAAGAAGCCACAAGAATGTATGGCAATAACAGTATTTTAAATGGAGTTGAAAAAAACATACAAAACCTTAGAAAACAACAACAAGATGCAAAAGATTTATATAAAGAGTCAGATCCAGAATATTATCACGATGAATATGCCAGACTTGAACTTGATATATTAAGTGAAATGAAAAGATTTAATAAGGCTTTTATGGAAGCTACTAAGAAGCGGGACTAATAAGTACATATACTAGTAGGGGGAAATATGACAAAGATTATTAACCCCGCTGTAAAACTAAGATATCAGAGTATTACTTACCTCACAAGCATCGCTCAAATAATCTTTTGACAGATGTGCATACCTGTTGACGATGTTAAAGTCTGACCAACCACCAAGATGTTGTAATGTGTGAAGCGGTGTTCCGTTCTGCACATGGTGAGTAGCCCAAGTATGCCTTATATCATGCCACCTAAAACCTTCTAGGTTGGACTTCTTTAATGCGTTATACCAGCCAGTGTTAGAAGCCCTGTTCATTTTTCTTCCCGAGTAGGTGAAAACATAAGGACCCTGTTGTTTAATCGATCCTAGGAGCTCTCTGCACTTATTGTTTAATGGAACACAAAGACTCTTTCCGTTCTTTGTTTCACTACCGTCTATTGCTATCTGGTCTTTTTTTATGTCATCCCATTTAAGATTAAAGCAGTTGGACATCCTCACCCCAGTTAGGAGGCTAAATATAAAAGGCTTTTGCAAGTGAGAGGGGAGCTCCCTTTGCAGTCTTTTTATATCATCAATGGTAAAGTACTTAATTCTTTTAGAATCTTCCTTCACTCTTTTGATTATGGGCTTGGTGTCCAACCACCCTAACTCTTCGTAGGCGTACATAAGCACAGCCCTGAAGTAGTTTAAATATCTGTTAACGGTACCAGGACTTTTCTTTATTCCCGATCTCGCCTTCACGATATGTTCTTTAGTAATATCTTTAAGATCAACCCCATCAAAGAGTGGATCAAAATACTTGCGATAGGTAAAGTCATTTTTACCCATCTTATTGAACCTGTAGTATTCAGTAACGGCTTCTTTCCATGTATTCATTGTGAATCCTTTTTGGTCCATTTAATAATTCTCTTAGTTTCAAAGCCCAAAGTTTTTTAAACTCTGGATCCCTAGCTCTTTTCTTTGCTTCGTTTAAAGCAACGCACCTTCTTGTTATGTTATCCATTTAACAGAACCAGTAATGCCGCACATAAAAGCATACCCATTACAGAAATTATAATTAAAGTGTCATGCTTCATTCTTTGCCGCCTTTTTATTATCTCTGTGCAACTTGTAAAGCCTTTTGAAATATTGAATTTCATCTTGCATGTTTCCCCAGATCTCATCTTTGGCTTCTTGCCTTTGTGGTGCATTAAGTTTTGTTAGTATTTGAAAGTCTGACTTCTTTGGTGTCCACCAATTATAGTTTAAGGACTTGTATGCTGGTGATGGGTCCCCTTCTGTTTTCCACCTCCATTCAACAGTTCCATGTTTAGTGTCTTCATTAAAGACCAGTAATGCGTTTGGATATATGTCCATATTATTTCCCTATTTAATTAATAATGTAAACATTGTAATTTATTGATTCATAATTGTCAAATTGTATATTTCTTGAAGATGTCTACGGGGACCAGACATGCTATCTTTTCTTGATCATCTCCCTTACCAAGGATTGATTGAGACTTTATGTTGTTAATCATAATGCATTCAATAATTTTTAATGGTGTTATCCAAAACATTTGTTTGCCAGTCTCTATGATCCAGAAGTCTGCCTCGGTAGTAAGAAGTGCTGATGGTTTATTAAACATGAATAGTTCAATAAGAATGTTGCCAGTTTCTTGGCTCTTATAATCAACCTTGACTTCTATCTTAAGGTTTTTTTCTGGTACAAATATGTCGTAGGGTTTAAACTTTCCAGGAACAAGAACAGCCGATGGGTACTTGTTTCTTAAAGAGTTTAATATTTTGTTTTCTATCTTATGTCCAACCGCCAGATCTTTTTTAAAAGCATCTGATGATGTCATTCTTCTTCGTCTTTTGGTTTACTTGTAAAGGTCTGTCTTATTTCATAGCCCTGAGAAATGTTCTTCATGTTTATTCCCTTTCTAACAACCTCTGACAACTGATTCCACTCAAGTATTTCATCTTCATACCTTCCGCATGTCTTACACCTTTGATCTCCAAGGGTTGTAGTACAAACACTTCCAGTACACGGAGATCCAGATAACGATCTCTTGCCTAGAATAGCCGAGAGTCTCTCAAAGTTTGAAAGACCCTTGTCTATATCGTCAGTCATTAGTCTTTGGTTTCTTCAGCCTCAGAATCTACAACCTCAGCTTCTTCAACATCCTCTTGAGGAATAACTTCATACTTTTCTGGTAGAAGCCCTGTCAACTGCCCTTGGTCAACCTGATTGCCTAGCTGAACCAACCTAATGATTTCTGTAAGCAGTGGCATAATAGATTGTGAGTGAAAGCCTAAAACGCCTAAACGATTTTTTGCTTCTTGAGATAGAGTTTGTACTTCGTACTGTCTTACTTCTCCATCTACAGTTAGTTTTATATATTTATCTTCTTCCATTTTTACTCCTTAGAATGGCAAATCCTCTTCCGTAATTCCAGATGGAAAAACTTCTTCTGATTTATTTTGTGTTGTATTATACCCTTCAGTTTTTGGCATTACACTAAAACTTAAAAGTGGTGCTTTTGGATTAGCCCCGTCTTTTCTTTTCCAAGCATTTAAAAAATACTCTTTACCCTCAACATTTATACTTCCAGTAAAATCTGGTTGAGTTTCTTTTTCCTTCTTTTCGTTTTTCCATAAAGATCCACGATTGCTATTATCATACTGTTTCATTTATTTCTCCTTTTTAGACCAGTCCTCTAGAACTTTATTTACAATATAAGCAACCTTCCGATCATTAAATCTATGACCTTCTATCTTGCTAACCTTTACAAGCTTATCGTATATATCGCTGTCGATTCTTGAGCTAATTGATTTTTTTTCATTAGCCATTTTATTCCTCCAGTAGTTTGGTATAAACCCTAGAGTCGCCCTCAGATCTGTAACTTTCCATTACATCCACGGGTATCTCTTGATCCTTTACCAGTCTGGCATAGTTTATTCTCCCTCTTGCTTGTGTCATATGACATTTCACTTGTGAGGTACTAAATGCTCCACCATGTTTTGCTATCAACACAGCAGACAATATCTTTTTCCTTTCATCTAGGATTGAGATTTTGTCCTTGAGCTCCTTCAGTTCTTTTAAAACAGATGCTAATTCAGATGTGTCATCTTCGTCATCAACTGCTTTGTAATTTATTCCAGGCTCCTCTTTTTCTTGATTCCACCTTTCAATGTAATTTGGGTCTATTCTTTTTTCGTTATACCAAACCATAAAATCTTCTGCTTTTGGTATGTATGTTTCTGCCCAAGATCTATCTCTTTCAATCCACTCCTGATAGTGCTCATCGTTGCTATACCATTGAAAGAAAAGCATTTCATCTATATCCATGCACTCCATAGCCATTTGCATTTGATGCCAATAATTTCTTTTCTGTTCTTTAACATTGGTACATGGTTTTCCTTGTGGGCATTTAACCTCTACGGCTGAAACCTTGCCATCCCTTCCCTGAACTATAATACCGTCTGGAGATATACCCATCCAATTATGTTTAGGGTGTATAACAAAAGAGGGCTGGGTTATCTTGTAGCCCATTTCTGATAGTGTTGCTAAGGCTAGTGGCTCACTGTCTGTGCCGTGCTTCATCGCATACATGGCAAATTGATTAAAGGGATCTTGAGTTAGTTTGTTAGCCTCTCTGTACATATCTCTTCCCAAGGACTCCCATTGATCACCCTTGGTCCAAATACATTCCTTTGCCGCCTTGCATATTCTTGTGCCAGTTATTCTATTAGCCCTTTGCTCATGCCATTCAGGGGTTCCTTGTTTTATTTTAGCCATTACTTAATTACCTTACTGTATAAAAGATTAAGTTGAACTCTAGTTTCTTTGTCATTGCTAAGATCTGCAACCTTGTCATACTGTTGAAAAAGATTTAAAGCCTCTTCTTTATTTTTTACTTTTTTTAATTCTTTTTTAAACTCTTCTATCATTGAAACTTCTTGTTGATCCTTTTCAGGTTTTGAGTTTTCGTCTACGCCTTCTAGCTCTGGCTCAACAACTCCCTCAAAAGGAACGCAGAATGTTTCTAGCAAGGCGTTTCGATATGCAAATGATCTTGCCGCCTCAAGGTCCTTGGCTTGTTGTGACAGGCTGTGACCAACATATGATCTATCTACATATGACCCATCTTCAGTACACAGGAACCTTAAAGTTCCAACAACTCTAGTAAGAGTGTTTTTTCCGTCAATGAATTTTGTAGATACATTTAAGTCTGGTTGAACTATTGTAAGTATTTTATTTTCATACAGTGGTTTTGAAAAAGATTGAATGATCTGATCGATACCTCTGTATTTATATTTCTGATAGTTATTGACACCCTCTTTTGCAATTGGGTTGTGCATCATGTAAGTTTGTACGCTTTGCAACGCCTCATATATTTTTTCTTTTGCCATAATTATTTCTCCTTGGAATAATTGTATTCTTTATAATATATTAAATCAAGTATTTACAATAATTATATTCTTGTGTTTTAATAAGATCTTACAAGGGAAAATATGTCATTAGAATACATCACTAAAGTCTTGAAGGTGGAGGTAAAGCCCACCCAGAAACTTATATTAATAGTTTTAGCCAATTACTCAGACGAGTTTGGTCAATCATACCCATCACATAAAAAACTTACGGAGCTAACAAATTTGTCCTTGACCGCAATCAAAAGCAACTTAAAAGCACTTAAAGATATTGGTTATGTGGACTGGGAAAAGAGAAACAATACAAGCAATCTTTACAAATTAAATGTATGGGCGGGAGGTGACTACCCACGGGCGGGAGGTGACTACAATACTAAAGGTAATACTAAAAAGAAATATATACTTGAGTTGAATAGAATTAATGAAATTTTTAAAGAGCAATGCGACAAGGTATTTTATGTGCATAGTGCAAATGCATTTAAGGCAGAACCAAGATGGAAGGAACTGCGTGAGCTGGGGAGAAAAGGAATCATCTCACCAAAGACTGGTATTGTCATTGATCTAACGCTAGAGGAGTTCTGGTATAAATATTTTGAAGTGGCAAACTCAGAGGGTCATAAGAAGTGGATTAGATCTTACTGGAGTAAGAAACCACAACTAGTAACGATGTTAAGTGTAAATCAATTTGAATCAATTATAGAGAGGCGATATGGATAATATTTATGAGTTAGAGGCAAACACAATTGGGTCCATGGTATTGGACTACGGCAAGTTTCAGGAGGCACAGGAGAAGGGATTATTGCCAGAGGACTTTGAATTTTTTTCTTACAGGCAAGCATATGAGATCATGCTGGACAAGAATGCAAACGACATAGTAACAATACGAAGCAACCTCAAAGACGATTTTGCATTTAAAGAAGTTCAAGAGGCAACAGCACACTGCGTTAGTCCTGCTGGCTTTAGCAGTTGGCTTAAGCTTATGCATTCAAAAACAGCAAACAACAAACTACTGAAGCTTGCAAGAGAAATACCAGTAATTGTTGAAGAGAAAACCAGTATAGATGAAAAAGTAGACAGGGTTAATCAATTACTTATTGAAAATAAAATAACCAAGAACTCTGGTGCACCAAGAGAGGCAAGAGATATTCTTGAGACGGTGCATGCGGAACTAATGAATGCTGGGACTGAATCACAGAACATTGTAAAGACAGGGTTTAAAGGCATAGACTCAAAGATTAGAGGCTTCAAACCTGGTGATCTAGTTATTGTTGCTGGAAGACCAGGAATGGGAAAGACTACATGGGCTCTAAATATTGCATCAAACAATATATATAACGGTAAGAATGTTTTGATCTTTAGTTTGGAAATGACAAACGAACAGTTGATCAAAAAGATCATAAGCTCAGAGTCTGGAATATCAACAGACAAAATGTTGAGTGGTGAGTTAACAAGCTCTGATTGGAAAAACTTTGAGAGATCAAAAGAAAGATTGTCTAAGTGTGACTTATATATTTATGACAAGTCTCCAATAACAATTGAAACTTTGGTCAATAAAACAAAGGCAATTCAGGCTGTTAAAGACATTGATCTAATAGTTGTGGATTACCTACAGCTACTTATGACTTCCAGCAAAGCACCCAGTACATCTGACAACAGGACAGCATCAATGACCTACATATCAAACCTTTTAAAGGGTCTGGCAAAAGAAATAGGGTGCCCAGTAATATCTTTATCACAGCTAAACAGAGGAGTGGAATCAAGACCAGACAAAAGACCAGTGCTTTCCGATCTGCGTGACTCTGGTTCTATAGAACAAGATGCAGATATGGTTATAATGTTATACAGAGAAGATTATTACGATGCTCTGGAAACGGGGAACTCTGAAATAATAATTAAGAAAAATAGAATGGGAGAAACGGGAACATTTGAATTAAGTTTCGATGGGGCTATGTCTAAATTCGTAGACCCAGAGGACATTGCATTCGGGAGAAGAGAAGAATATGGAATCATCTGAGAATTTTCATCAACAGTTAAGAGACATAATACCAAAAATATCAGAGGCTAGGGTAAATGTACTGAAGGCAGATGTTGGTCTTAAAAGAGTCTTTTGGAGAGAGCTATGTATTGCCAAGGAAGATGGTGAAAGAAGTTACAACTCACAAAAATCTAAAGCAGAAGCAACTGACGAATATGCACAGGCATCAATGAAGGTTGCAGTGGCTAAGGCATCTCTAGATGCTCTACAAACAGAAAAACTAGCAGTAGATATGCAGTTTGAAGAATGGAGAACAAAAATGGCAAACCTAAGAGTAGAGAGGAACAGATATGGAGCATGATAACTTTAAAAGCTTTTGTAGAATGATGCATGAGGAGTGTAAATCTGAGAGAAGAAAGCATAGTGAAAAAGAAATATCCTTTGAAGAATATATTAAGAACAATAATAAAATGTTATTAAAGAAGTATGCAGGGCAGATCGCCAAATAAAGAAGAGCGGGATTGGATGGACTCTATATCTAACTTTGGATGTATTGTCTGCCATCTTTTCTATGACTGCTACTCACCAGCAGAGGTCCACCACATAGACGGAAAAACAAAACCACAGGCACATCTCATGACGCTTGGGTTGTGCTACAGGCACCACAGAGAAGGAATCAACAATGATCTTTATGTTTCACGACATCCCTTTAAACGAGAGTTTGAAAAAAGATATGGAAAGCAAACTGATCTTTTAATAAAGCTTAAGGAGTTAATAAATAATGAGCAATAAAGGTGAATGGATAGGAGGCAAGGGTTCTGTAAGAAGAAAATCTAACGAGAAACTATATTCAGAAAACTGGGATAAGATTTTTAATAAAAAAAATAAGGAAGATAAATGCCAAAAAGAAAAAAAGAAAAAATAAACTATAAGTATAACGAAGGCGAACTAATTAATGAGTTTGCAAAGTATGTAGATAAAACATATGAGCAACACTATTCCTTAAATAAGTTTCAGGCTACAGAATTTATTATGGACAGTGGTCATGGAGAGGGATTCTGCATGGGTAATGTAATGAAATATGCACAACGCTATGGCAAAAAAGAAGGCAAGAACAGGGCTGACATACTTAAAGTAATTCATTATGGGTTCTTTGCATTGTATAACCATGACATGCAAAACAAGAAGTGAAACACCTCACAGAGTTTGGAGATATAGATTTGCTGAGTTATGCACATAAGATCGCCAACATGCCATCACAGGCGGATAGAATAAAATACTTAGAAGATGTAGATGAAAAGTTTTACGATTTGTTGTATCTTTTATGTATGCAGATGGGAGTCTGCAATACCATTGCAAGGCTTTCGACTCGGGAAAAAAGAAAGAAAGCATGGGAAGAATTACCAGATCATACCAGATCACTTAAGAGTATGAAGGGAATGGTCTATAGTAGAGTAGTTAGAAAATTTAAAAGGAAATAATTATGCCACAAGGAAAAGGAACATACGGAAGAACAAGAGGAAGACCACCAAAAGCAAAGGGAATGTCTAAAATCAAAAGCATGTTAAAAGGTAAAAAGAAGACTAAGAAAAAAGCGTAATGGCTTCTAAAAAGAAATCCACAGTAAACTCTGCGGGTAACTATACGAAACCAACCATGCGTAAAAATCTTTTTAATCAAATAAAGAGAGGATCAAAAGGTGGCAGGGCTGGTCAGTGGTCAGCAAGAAAAGCCCAAATGCTGGCTAGAATGTATAAAGCAAAGGGCGGAGGATATAAAAAATGATTGGTAAATTATTTGACAGGTTTATTGAGTGGACTCTTAACAGACAAGAACAACACTTAATGAAAAAACCTAAGCCCAAGAAAAGAGTTTCAAGGGTAAGACGAAGGGCTAACGCTAAAAAGAAATAAGTTATGCCTTTAAAGAAAACACAAAAGTCTTTAATAAAATGGACAAAAGAAAAATGGAGAACTGCTAGTGGTAAAAAATCTAGCAAGACTGGAGAAGTTTATGCTCCAGCCAAGACTATTGCTAAGTTAAAGTCTACAGCAAAAGGCAGAAAGAAATTGTCCAAGGCTAACACAGTTAAGAGAAAAGCAACCGCAAAAGGTAAACAACATGCCAAACACGGATTGCATAAGGGTAGGAAAAGATAATGGCTACAGTAAAAGATACTAAAAGAGTTTCAAACGGAGTCGTTTACAGGGGTAAGAAGTACCCTGGGTTTAACAAACCAAAAAGAAACAGTGGATCAAGCAAACACAAGATGGAGGTTCTTGCTAAAAAGGGTAATGAAATTAAGGTCGTCAGATTTGGTCATAAAGACTATGGTCATAATTACTCTAGTAAAGCTAGGGACAGCTATCTTAAACGATCCGCAGGAATCAAGAACAAATCTGGTGGGCTTACGAAGGATGATAAGTTCTCTGCAAACCACTGGGCGAGAAAAGTATTATGGGCAGGCAAGGGCGGAAAGAAAAAGAGTCCCTAAAATCTATCTGAGATGAATTAATTTACAATTTCGTTTATCATAATAGGTGTGATCTTATATAGCGAACAGGAATTACATACTGCCTACAGGAAATATGTTGCCTCGTTTAAAGAAACCCCACATTTAATTATCCCAACGCTAAAAGAATTTAGAGAAATCTATGAAGAGTATTGGGATTGGTATTTTAGCAATGAGCAAAAAAGAAGAACTCATTAATCTATTTAAAGAAAAAGGATTCGAGAGAGTTTCTCTTCGATGGATTCCAACAAACCCCTACGGCAAAAGACACAAGTTGACTGGATGGATTTATAGAATATCTGGTGACGATGAGTGGTCTGTTCTTGGAAAGAACTTTGAGGATTCATCAAGGGCTATTGATCTCTTATAAACAAAAAAGCGGAGTAAGGACCCCGCTTTATTTTTGTTCGATCTATTTTTTCTTTCTGTGTTCCTCCTCGTAAGTAGTAAACCTTTTCTTACATCTCAGGCATTCCCTTCGTCTTTTGATGATCTCTCCGTTAATGATCTTACGGACATCAACAACCCTTGATCCTGATCCACATTCTGAACAAGTCATTACGCCACCTCCTCTGGTCTATATTCCCAAACATCGAAGTCACCAATAAGATCACTAGTAACAACATCAAGCAACGCCTTGGATAACCAATAGGCATCAGACTTTACCCAGTCCTCATGCTCGCATGACTGATACATATAGCACTTGATCATGCCGTAAAGGTCCTTAGTGCTTACCTTGGGGTAGCCCTTGGTTCTTGACTGACATTGATTGACATAAAGTAGGATCATACTTTCATCAAACTCGTTGTCCTCGCCTTCAGGGTTCCATGTAAAGAAACTCTTCCAGTTATCAGGATACCTAGACTGTAGGCTTGTAACATTAGCCCTTGCAAGTATCTCAACCGCCTCCTGCGGGGAAGAAAAAGAAATCTTCTCCCT